CTGGCGTTCGCGTGTCCTTGGCCTTGCCGTTTTTGTCCAATCCGCCGACATAGACAATGGCAATGCTGCCCTTGTTCCAGCCCCTTACGTGCGAACCAACCGCCGTATCTGGACGGCCCTTTTCAATCCGGCCATCTAGCCGGACCACATAGTGATAGCCAATGTCAGACCAGTCTCGCTTTAGATGCCAGCTCTTAATCGTGGCCGCGCTTACGTCTTGGCCTTCGCGGGTCGCCGTGCAATGCACGACAATTCGCTCTATCGGTGTATTGCTCACGGCTTCCCTCCCGATTTAAGTGCACCATAGGCGGCAACAAAAACAATAACGCCTATAACTGCCTTCCAAAAAAGGCCCCAAAGCCCCTTGCCCAGATCACGATAGAATTTGTCGGTCAAGCGGCCTTCAAGCGCATCAACGATTGCGGTCACGTCGTCGTCGGTTAGCTGCCTCATTTCTCCCTCCTGAAATGATAAAGTGCGCTAGATATTGGATGCAAAATGCGACTAGAGGCACGATCCACAATCTTTCTAAATCCATCATTGTTTGCCCCAACAACACCTATTTGCGCCCATACTAAGGCAAACAATGCGGTGTAGTGCCAGCCCGGAATAGGTTCCCCATTGACATACGCCGCCGCGTTTAATGACATCATCGGAATGAAAAACCACGCCGCACGGTGCCCTGTTTTGCTACCCTCATATGTCGCCAGCCAAAGGCCGGTGACAAAATCAACCGCAATGAATATCGGCAACACCGGATAACCGCCGTTCGCCATCACAACGATCTGATTGACAAACCAGTTGAACGCCAGTGCATCGACAACGCGGCGGTTATCGCCATCTCTTAGGCAATAAACCGTCGCGAGATACAGCATCATCCAAGGCGTGACGACCGCAGTCATTTTTGCGGCTTTGGCTTTGGTTTAGGCTTTGGCTTTGCTTTTGCCAAAGATGGGGGTGGTGGGCTTTGTCCACCGCTCATTTTAACTGGTTTGAATTTGTCGATCATGTTTACTTCTCCTTAAATTGGTTTGCAATATGGTGTAAATCAACGTCGCGATAAGAACCCACTCTTGCAACGTCACACCCGCGACCGTAGCCGTGGCAACGCTCACTGCGGGCGTGATTTTATAGACTGCTGCGGCATAGTCAGATTGGATTTGCGTCATTTTTTCACCCCTTTCGTCATAAACCAACCGGTCACGCCATCACGCCTTGCACAAGATTGGTGCCGGAAAGCCCGGTTTGAGTCACTTGAGTGCCATTGATCGTAAGCTTATTGACGCTACCGCCAGTGATCGCAGCAGGGTCCATGCCAGAACAATTTATCTCGTTGTGGTTATGGTTTGCCCCGACAAGCTGCACGCCAAGCCCGAAGACGTTTGCCGAACCGTAGGCAACGGGCCTGATGACATTGCGAGAGTTCGTGTTGAACAAGCGCACCGCCGCAGAAATGGTCATGCTATAGTTTTTAACAATCGGCTTAAATACGCAGTTTTTTACATTGGACGCGTCCACGCCCGATACGCCTGCCTCCAGAACAATCAGGCCGTCAATCGTCACACCGTTGCTGTTTTCCACGCCAACGCCAGACGCTGTCGCTGCGGCCCGCATAATTGCCTGCCCACCGGCTACGCGGATTTGACCTAAGCAACTGTCTGCCGCGACGGCGGCGCGGCATCCGCTAGCCGCACCATAATAGCCACCGATCACTTCCGCCGAACCGAACCTATTCATATTCTGGAAATAGATACCGGCATAGGTAAAGGCATCAAGGTTAGGATGCTTAATCTGCATGTCGCCGTTGGTGTATTCGTAAGACCCCGGCACGCCATTGCCGATCACATAAATGCCGATGCGGCACGATGTTGTCTCGGGGCTTTCAAGGAACGTATCGGTAAAGCCGCTGTTGCAGTAAAAGCCTACAGAATCCACAGGCGGCGACCCGCCAACGGTCGCGTTGCAATAATTTAGATAGATCGACGCGTTGCCGCTGCTCAATCCCGCAATTGATGCTGTACCGTTTACGTAAAAACCATAGAAACGATCCGACCCTGCGCCAGCGCCAGCGCCACTGCGAAACGCCCACGACCGATAGGCATGTGTTTGCACCGTCCCGTAAAATTGAAAGCCGAATATGCTTTCGGCAGTCATGACATTGTCGAAACGTGCGTATAGCGTATATTGATTTTTGAGGCCGCTGCATGCGCTGATAATATTTGGCGCCACAGTTCTGCCCAGATAAATATCATTTACCTTATTGCCTTGAAACAGCGCGTTGATGCTACCCGGATAGCTATCTGGCCCGACCTGCATAACATCCGCGGTCGCGCTTGTTTGCAAGATGCGTGTGACAAAGTTGGACGTTGAACCCGCAAAGCGTTCGCCGACGCCCGACAATTCGCGCCACGGCTCGCCCATATAAATTCGGGCATTGATCCAGTAATCCGCCCCTTGCAACTGCGTTTTGCGCAAGGCAATGAGCGCGGCGTTGATCGCGTTGACATTGGCCGTTTGCGTCCCTGCCGCGCTATCGTTGGGTTTCGCGCCCCACCATTCTGCACAGCCAGCCCATGTCTTGTTCCAGTTAAAGGCTACCGCGCCTGTTCCGGTGCATTGGAATATCTGCGAAACACCCGCCGTCACACAGCCGGTAAACGTCACGGTTACGCCCGTTGGGATGATAAGCCTTGCCCCTGCGTCAAAGCTAATATCGCTGGCAATTGTGATGCTGGAGGAGATAAGATAGGAACCCGCTGTGAACCGGAAGCCGCCTGTTGCATCGGCCAAAGCGATTGCAGCGCGGTCATTTGCAACGCCGTTACCAGCAGCGCCAAAGTCTCTGACGCCGGGAGGCAAGTCGTTTAACCTGGCCCACAATGTGCGGACGACTGCGCCGACCCCGGCTGCTTTCCATGCAATCAACAACGTACCGATCAGGCCGGATGCTAAGTCAGTGCGCAAGTCCGCGTCCGCACCAAAGCCGCTTGCAGGTACCGGCCTACCCGATGCGTCACCCGCAAAGAATTTACCGGCAAATGCTTCCCGCAAAAACCGACGGAACTTACCGCCGCGATATTCCAATATGTCGCCTTCAATCAGGCCTGCAATGTCGAGTTTCGGCGCATCTTGACCGACTGGCGCTAAAACAGCTCTGGTTAACGTGCTGACTTGCTCCTGCAACGCCATCAACTGCCGGTCGTTTTCGCGCTCTAGCGCCGACGAACGGATTGCTTCGAACGGCGGCAATTCATATTCTTGCTCAAGCGACGTAGCGCGCTCGACGCGAAAATCATCATTGACTGGCCATGCCGCAAGCGCCGTGACGCTGCCCGTGCCATCGGGGCCGCTGCCGCTTATGCTGTAATCGTCGCCGAGAACCAGCACGGTTTCGGCGGCGGTTACTGCCTCAATGTGCGTGACGACGATCTGTTCACCGGCCAGAAATTGCCATGGAATCGCCTCGGCCGTCATCGCCGCGCCGGGCTTGAAGGTGAATGGCTGATACTGGGTGGAAACCGTCATCGAATGGCCGAACCTGATATGCCACAGCTACCGCAAAGCGGCAAAAGGGCGGGGTTCGGCGTAGGGGTGAACCAGCTGTTACAGAGTCCTATATGGTAACGGTCCTAATGCGTCAAGCGGCTACTGCGCGGACTCCGCAAACGCGTTTTCCAAGTCAGGTGCCCGCATTCCGGACAGCCCCGCACCGGGCGGCGCATAATAAGCCGTGCCCTCTTTCTCTGCGCGCTGTTCCTGCCGTGCATAAGCGCCCGCAATATCTTCATCGCTCCATTCACGGATCATGTCGGCAAAGCCGCGCTCATAAGCAAGCCGTGTGTACCAAAGGTTCCGACCGGGGATTTCGTTGAGCAACAGCTTCGCCGAATCCTTGGCCAGTGTCGTGTCGGTTTCAGGATCGCCATCAAATGCCGCAACCGCGCTATTGGCGGGTATGGCCAGCGCGTCGGGCAATGTCTGCCCCAGCACTGGCCCAGCCAATGTCTTGGTGACACCGCCACCATAGCTGTTTTCCGAATTATAGATCAGGTCGCCGAACAGCCCAAGACCACCCGATTGCATCAACGCGCGACCGGCAAAGCGCGCGCTTGGCGTGCCATCTTCATCCACCATCGGCTGCGGGTCTTTACCCGCCGCCACCTGTTTCAGCTGCACCGATATCGCGCCGCCAACCGTCATCATGCCCAGCAAGGTCAGGCCATATTTTGCCTTGTTGTGGATCCCGCCCTGTTCCAGCATCCGGCGACCATGCAGTGACAGCACAGCAAGCGGAAAGGCTTTGAACAAAATGCTCGACCGCATAATTTCGCCAAGCCATGTTCCCGCCTTTGGCATCCCTGCTATCATAGCGCGCGTGCGTGCATCTGGCATGATAACGGCATAATCCGTTTCACTCAGGATCATTTGCAGGAAGCGTTCACCAAGGCGCTTGTCGGCAATCTCCGTCGGTAACAGCCATTCGGCTCCGCGTTCCTCGACCGTGGCGCTGTTGCGGTAATTGTCCCAATCCTGCCGGCCTAATTGGTGACGCTCCATCATCGCGCGCGTGGCTGGGTCGATATCGTCCCAGCCCTTCGCTTTGTTATGCGTCAGCCAGCTAATCGTCTCCATGCCGAACGCCCACTGGCCGTTGCGCGTATGACGGGCCAAGCCCTGTGCACGAATGACAAAATCGGACATGCGGCGCGCAATTTCGCCGGTCAATTCCTCGCCATTATACCGATAGGATGCCGACGTAAGCGTCAACCATTCTTGCGTAATCAGGCCAGAACGCACGGCAAGCGCACGGTCAGCATCGCCGGGCTTCCATAGCTCTACATATCGACCGGCCATTTTCATGGCGGGTATGCCGTTAAACTTTGCTGTCTTCATCATGGTGCTTAGGTCCGTGACTGCCGACAATACCGCACTGCCCAGCTTCGCCGCGACTTGCTGCGCACGAAACGCGCTGAATGCCAGCGCCAAGCGCCGGTTTTCAACCATGTGATTGTTGCCGGATATCACGTCATACATGCGGCCCATCTTGCCCTGCACACTGCCAAGATTGTTGATCGCGTCCTGGTCGCCTTTCAACTTGATCGACTTCTCCATCCAATCATTCATGAAACGCAATGTCGCGGTCGGGTTTGGCCCCATTTCTTCCATCAACGCTATGTCGCGCACCATGCTTTCGACATGGCCGACAAAGATATCATAGATATTATCCGCCCCGCCAAAGCGGCCCTGATATTCCAGCCAGTCGTCGGGATTGTCAAAATGGATTAGTCGCGGGTCACTGCGGCGCGATGCCAGCGACCCGGCAAACATTTGCCCCGGCTTTGCCTTGCCTGCCCCATCGGCACGGATATTTTCATACATGCGGCGCAAGATATCGAGTCGCTTCATGCCGCTGGCTGGCTCTCCGGTTTCAAGGTCAATCAGGCGCGCCCGCGATATCGGTCCAAAATCGGCCCATTCTTCAAACGACACCGCGCGCACAAGCGCTTGGTCGTGGCGTTGCGGGAACACAAATTGTTCCAACTTGCCGATTCGCCCGCCCGCCTGATTGAACCGCTGGCGCAACATTTCCATGACATCACCCATCGCCTGCGAAAATTCGCGCGCGTTGACGTTACCTGTCGATTGCCCGAACCGTTCGCGCAACACATCGCCAAGGTCGCTTTTGTCGCGTATCTGCCCCAGCAAATTGCGGCGATGCTTGGCGAGGAATTCATCAAGCGAGGCAAAGGCGGAACCGCGCACCGCGTCAATTTTCTTGTCGATCCGCGCCAGATAATCGATTGCCGTCGCCAGCTTAAACGGCCCGTCTCCTGCATCTGCCGTCATCCGGCCAAGCCATTCACCTTGCACTTTTCTTTGCTTAAGCTGCGCATTTTGCTTCGCAATCACATCCGACTCCAGATTGGAAACGATAATCCGCGTCGCCTCTGCCTCTGCGGCCGCACGGCCAAGCCGAGGCTCATAGCCGCGCACCATTTCGTCATAACGCGCACGGATTTGCTCGGCGCGATCGGCGGGGATTTTGCCTTGCGCGATCAGGTCAGGGATGCAGGTGCCCAATGCCATTATAAGCAATCCTTTATATTTTTGATCATCGCGTCTTCAGCGTCGATTTCGGCCAGCAAGTCGGCGGGTGCAACTTCGTCGCCTTCGTCGTCCATCCGAAACGCGAATTGGTCAACCGCATCGAACAACGGCGAACCGATGGTCGACTCCTGATCGACCTTGGCTTGCATCGGGCTTGCGGCTTGGAGGCTGGCCAACTGCGCTTGCCGTTCGGCAATGGCGGGATCGACGAGCGCGCGCAGGTCGTGTTTTAGGCTTTCAAGAACACCTATTGAGGCGGGTCCGTCTGGATCGTCGAACGCGCGTAATGCGCCTTGGTCTAAATAAGGTGGCTCTAGTTCGTCTTGGCTGTCGGCGCGGCTTTGCCCGCCAACATCCGGTGCATCCGCGCCGCGCGCGCCTGCGTTTCCGGCGTTAGGTTGGCGTCCGTTGAAAGCTGCATCATCAATGCCTGCATTTTCGGCCCAGGCTTTGGCAAATCGGTCTTCGATGCTGGCATAATAATCTCCCTCAACTTCGTAAAACGCCGCTGCCTGAATATCTTGCAGCTCACGGTTTACCATCAACCGCACCGCGTCGTCCATAGTGTCAACGTCTTCGGTTAAAAGAATACGTGCCGCAATTGCAAAATCGGCATCATCCACGCTGTAACCATTGGCTTGCGCCACCTCGTCAAACATGTTGCGGATATAATATTCTTCTTCCTCGCTACGGAACAGCTTTCCCGTTTTGATGCGCGCTGTGGCAACTTCATCCACCGGATATTCATCCACCGGATAGAATTTCTTGCCGCCACGAAATGCGGAGTCGAGCATATCGAGCACTTCGCGCTCCGTTGGACGATCACCGCCATTGTTGATATAGCCAGCCTCCCAAAGCAATTCGCCGATTTCGTCAACCGACCGGCCTTTATCGCTCACGATATAACCAGCCCCCGGCACCAAATACGTCGTATCGACCTTGTGCCTTCTGACCTCCATTAACGCGCCTTTGCCGACCTTGCGGCTTCGCGTCTGGACGACGCGGAACATGCCGGTTAAGTCATGCCCTTCGCTGTCTTTTATGCCGCCCGCCCGCGCGATATATTTCAGCACATCGACCGGGCCACTGTCCTGCGGCAAGCGCATGAATTGCTGTTTCTTGTTCATGCGAATTTCTTTGCCCGCCGCCATCTGGATCAGGCCGCGTCGCAGCAAGGCTTCATCGACACCCAGCGCCGCCGCCATTTTGGCCGGTTCGTTCAACGACATTTCGCGCGCGCGAACGATCTTGCGCAGTTCCGGCAAAAATGCGGTCACGTCGGCATCTTCGATTGTCGGCAATCGTGGCGGCACCGCTGGCGCTGCTATCGGCGCTGGCCGTGCCAGCCCTTCGATCGGCGTCGTCAAAACCGGAATATCGCTGCCATCGGCAATCGGCTCCGGCAAGATATCTTCGTCATCGATCAAGCGCGGTCGCGGCGCGATATCGTCGATCGCGGCCCGGTCGGCATCGATCTGCGCTTGCTGCCGTTCGAGGTCGGCGCGAACCGCCGCCTCTGGATCGATATCAACGCTGCGGCCAGCGGGAGCGACCGCGCCGCCCTGCCCGCCCATCTTACGCGCCGCCCAATTCACCAAATCTTGGCCGGTAAAATTTTCGATGCCTTTAATAAAGCGATTGGCCGCTACGGCGCGCGGCGCGATATCGCGCAGCATCCGGCTTGGATTGCGGAATATTTCGCCCGCCGTACCGGAACCCGCAAAGTGCAACAGATACAGATTTCCCGGTGTCTCTGGCTGTCCCATGCGACGCAAGGCCGCACCGTTATGCGCCATCAAGTCATCCATCAGGATATCTTGCAAATCATTGTCGAGCCGTTTGTTGGCAATCTGTGCGGGCGTTAGCCCCTGCCTGCCAAATCGGCTGACATAAAGCCGCTCCCATGTCCCTTCCAGAAACTGATATTTGCCCAGCGCCGACGACAATATCTTGCCCGTTTTTGGATCGACTGGCCGCGCCTTCGGATTGCCGCTGCGATTTTCGACCACGCCAATGCGGCTTTTCACGATGCTGCGCGCATCGCCGGGAACGACGCCCGACGATATCGACGTGCTGCGATTAAGTGTTTCACGATTTCCACGTGAAACAGCAGCGCGCGCCTGTGCGCCGAAGCCGCTAGGCGTAGGAGCATCAAATATCCGCTGCATCGCCTCAGCCAGATTTTCGGCATGAACCCGCGTCCCGGCACCATCGGGCTGAAACGGGTTGCGCGCCTCAATCGCGCTTTCCCGCCGCACGACCGCCACGGCATCCGCTTCGGCTTCGCTTAGATTATCGCGGCCAATGACAGCCTCGGCGATGTCGGGCAACATATCATCGCCGATGGCATCCCAATCCATCTTAGGCCGGATCGATTCGGGCAAAGCTGGCGCAATCTGCGCCCACAGCTTTTCTTGCACGGCTTTCGGCGCGGCCTTTATGGCATCCCAGTTTTTCGCAACACCATAACCAATGCCGTCAAAAACCGCGCCGCCAACTGCCGCATAGCCGACCTGTTGCACCGCGTCCGCCGTTGTAAAATCTCGGCCCATACGGTCCATTGCCCGCTTTGTGTCTGGCAAAAGCGCGGCCTCGGTCATTCCGCTGACAATTCCGCCAATCAATACCGTGCGCGCAAATGTCGTGCCGCCGCCGACGGGCATGGTCGCAAGGTTAATCGGGTCGGTCATGGCTGACGCTGCCCCGCCTATCAGGCTGGGAACAAAGCCCGCTGCACTGGCCCTCTCTTCGTCGCGCTGGCTTTCACCAAATCGGTTCGCGACGGCCATGTCGAATTCTTCGCGCGTTGCTGGAACCTTTGTAAAATGCGCGGTATTTTGGGCCTTGCGACGATTAACCTCTTTAATGATTGCCTCGCGGTCCATTATGCGCCGCGTGAAGCCCATGCTATCTTGCACGTCCATATACAACGCACCGTTTCGGCTTGTATCCACACCCATGTCGCCAAGGCTATCGAGCAAATCGCGATAGGCGTCCGCATTGCGCGGCGCTTGCGTCATTAGGTCTTGCCGATCCTCTGCCGACCGAAAGGCTGCACCAATGCCTTCAAAGAAACCAACATCGGGAGGAGGTGCTTGTGCTGCGGGACGCCCTAGCGAGTTCACCCGGCGATTTTGTGGAGCGACGATAGGCATCAGGGCATCGTCGCCACAAAGGCGCTCCCGTTTTTGTGCTTAAGTTCATCGCCATTGCTGTTCACAAACGCATAAACCGGCCTGCCAGTTTCGGGATCATCGCGCATGAAAATCGGCGTGTAGTTTTGCAAAATGTCCGCCTTGCTGGCGGCACTCTTGTTCGCATAAACCGCATCGGCAAATGTCATCCGCGAAACCACGCGGTCAAATTTTGCCTCTGTATAATCATCGGGCATTTCGACCGAACGACCGCGAAACAAGCCAAGCCCGCCATGCCATTCGCCATCTTTGGTATATCCGCCATACGCCATGCGCACGGCCTTTTGGTATAGCTTCGGGTTGAATTCCTGCCCTGCGGCACCGCTGCCCAGCCAATGCACATAAAGTCCGTTGGCAATGTCGATCATCTGTTGGCGGCCATCTTCCGACAATTGCTGGCCCGCAGTTCGTGTTGCGGCGCGAAATGCCGCATCGGCTTTGGTTGCGTCGATCAACTTCGCATTGGCCTTCAAATCAGCCATGCCCTGCAACGCAGCTTCCTGCACCACTGGAAAGCGTATCATCGAAACTTGCCCAAGTCCGGGCGCTGCCGCCTCCGCTGCCGTATAACGCTGGTCGGCGGGCAAGGACGCCAACTGCCCCAAGACCTGTTGCTTGCCCTGCACGCCCTGCGCAGCGGTTTGTTTGAGGCTCTTTCCGAACTCGGTCGCGCGCGTGTCGCCGATCTTTTTCAAATGCTTGTAGCGACGCTCCTCGTCGGGCGTAGCCCTGCCACTGAATATTTTGGCTTCAAGCGCCGAAGCCGCCATACTGGCCTGCGTTCCCATCGGGTCAGCTTGCGGATTATAGGTCTGGTTGACCCGCGCCTCGACGGTCTTGTTTTCAAAGGCAATGACTTCCGATTCCTTGACCCCCGCCGCGCGCATCGCCGCAGCCGCCTGCCCCATAGTTTTGGGATCAATAATCTCGCCGCCGTCAATCCGGGCATCAATCTGCTTGGCCGCTTCGCGCGCCGCCTCGCGTTGCAACATTTCGGCTTCCTGCGCCGCGCGCGCAGCTTCGTTTTCAGCAACATCTGCTTCACCTAGCAAACGCATTTTGCTGGCGTGGGATAGGTCCGTATCGAACACACCGGCATCCAGTTGCGCCCTGACCTCTGCAAATTTGCCTTCATCAATCCCGCGTCGTAACTGCGCCAACCGCACGGGTTCCAGCAGTTCGCGCAAAATAGCAGGCTTCAAGGAGTCGTCGATGACCGAACTATTCATCACATTGTCGTGCAACATGATGACACCGGACGCTACTTTTGTCGGGTCACTATACGCCTGATTAGCCAAAGTCTCGGACTGAATTTTGAAACCTTCGTTCATCGCTTTGGAACGAACGCGCATGGCGTAAATTTTCGCGTCGGCCTTTTCGGTTTGCGCCATTTGTTCGAGCGGAACAGCAAAACGCGCGGCGATCCTTTCGTTGTCGCCAATCATTACCGTAAGTGCCGACACTTCGTCATCAACCTTGTCGCCAAACAAGGTTTCATAATCAGCTTTGTTGCGGTTTTCTTCGTCGAAAACTCGCAAACGCTGAGTCGATTTTGCTTGCTCAACGGCTACCGCGAGCGCCAGTTCATCATCAGAACGATTGCGCTCTAACAACTCAAGCCGTGCCTCGCTATCGGCAATCCCCTCCTGCACTTGCGCATCCTGGTCGGCGACCCTGCCGAGCGTTTGCCCTAGCTGCGCCACACCTTCGGCAATCGCGCTGCCGGTGCTGCCGCCCTGCCGCGCCTGCACCGGTACGACATTGGTATTGACCCTGCTCTGGAAACCGGGCGGCATCAGTATGCGACCCCCGGACGCGGTGCTTTGTTAATGACCGACGACGGCATCTTAATTGCCCCGCTCAACGTCGCTGACCGCTCCCGCGCACCTTGCGCCGAGGAAAGCCGGTTGGCGCGGATGTCGGAAACACCCGCAAGAGCCGTTGAAACCGCGCTGAACCCGGCACCGATCAACGCATTCTTGCCCGCGCGGCGTTTATCCTTGGCCGATTGCTGAAGGTTGCGCGCTTCGGCACTTCGCTGCGTCCGGATATTGAAAATCTCCATTTCGCGCTGATAGGCTGATTGCGCGATCAAGTCGGCATTGCTGCCGTTCAGCAACGTGCCGCCACCCGCCATCGCGGCGATCATGTCTCCCGCCATGCTGCGTTCGTCTTTGCGCGTTTGCAACGCTTCTTGTTCACCCGTTAAGACGGTCAGACGCGCGTTTTCATCATCAACCCGTGCGCCTGCGCGCTGAGTCTTGTTCTCCGCGATGCCGCCCGCCACTTGGCCCGCAACCTGCACGCCTAGCGCGATAACTGGTAATGCTGCCGCACCCATTATGCTTTCCTCCTAAATATAAGTGCATCGCCGCCATCGGGCATTGCTTGTGCCAGCGTTGTTTCATGGGACAGCCCAATGATATGTGCCCAGCGTTTAGCCGCGGCAAAATCGCTATGGATCATTGCGTCCACGCGATTGTAGGGCAATTGGTCGATAAAGCTGCGCACGCGCCTTGTTATTAACTGCATATTGCCGCGCTTGCTTGTCGCGAGCACAGCCCAAAGCGACGCATGCTGTTTGTGCCATTCCGACGCGCCGCCGCAAATCAGGATGCGGCCTGTTTCAGCATCGCGCGCGGTGAATGCCATACCGCTGGCCGACTGCGCCTTACCCATTTCAAACAACGACACGCGGTAATTATCGCTGCGCTGCGCGGCTTGCACATTGATTTCCAACAAGTCATTGGGGACGAAAGGTGCAACGCGGATCATCTTTCCTCCACATCGCATATCTGGCCAATGCCAAGAATAGTCGCTTCGGTTGGTGCAATGCGCTCGATTTTCAACCAAGGCTGGCGAACATAATCGCCCAAATCTTCTTCGATGGCGAAACCGCTGACTGGATCGAACGCACTATCGGTAACGCTATCGGTGCGCAGCGATTCCAGCGTGCGCGGCGGTGGCCCGCCCGATGCACTAATTGCCAGCCCGCGCGTATTCAGCACCTTGACCGAACCGCGCGAAACCCGCGCCATCTTGCCAATCGCCGGGCCGTTATCCCCGCCCTTTTCTGTTGGCAGTTGGCGGACATAGGCTTCAAACGGCAAACCTGCGACAACAACCGATGCCGATTGCGGCAACGTAAACGCGCCAGCGCCATTGGTTGATAGCGTCGTATAAACCCGCCCATCGGCAACGACATGAATATTGGCATTGGGTAGATGCGAAATCGTGAACGTAGCTGCCGCCGCGCCGTCCCAGCGTTTCGCCATATCGACCATAACGGCATTCGGGCGGCTCTCATTGTCCTGTCGCCATTCCTCCATCAAGAGGATATGCCAGCTTCCGCCATATTGTGCCGCCACCCAAATCTGCTCATACTCGCCGTTCGGGTCCGTCATGCTGGCAATGCTGCGCGCGGCCACGCCTGTCGCCATTGAGCGTTGACACCATCCTAGCACTTGTTCTTCGGGTAAATATGCCGCTGCTGCCATGCTGCCATCGCCGCGCACGGCAAAGATCATGTTCATGGGCTGGTTTTGCGTCGCCAGTTGCACGAAACGGCTGCTGCCAATTTGCCGCGCATAGCGCGTGAGGTCGAGCACGCTTTCAACATTGCGCTGCGCTTCGAAATCCGCTTCGAATATCCGGCGCTTGCTGCGGTCAATATAGACGATCCGGCTGTCAATTTCCGCCGCCATCGCCGCCGAAGCGCCGCCATTGCTTTGCCGGTCCACGCGGTAATTGCCAGGGCCGATTCCTGCGGCCGCATTGGACGGGTTCAATGCCCACACACCGCTGGCCGTAAACATCAACAACTTGTCATCTGCGACCGCGCGCAAGACTGCGTTCGGGTCTTTAATCGTAAAGATAAAGGCCATGTCGCTGGTTATGTCGCCCAGCTCATTATAGGTCGAAAAATCGTTGAGATCGCCCGCGACGCTGGCATATCCCGTGCTGCCCTTGAACAACACATGCCGCTCGTTCCAGATCACCCCGCATTGCGGCCAACCACGCGTGTTTGAAAAGCTTCCAAACCGCCAGCGCCAACTACCATAGCTATAGGTGACGCCGGTTGCTGGTGGCACCCAAACGCCAAAGTCCGGATCCCAATAACCGTCCTCATAATCATAGGCTTCAGACACCGTAAAGGGCAATGTGCGCAGAACGTCCGCCGTAACAACCGTGCCGCTGGTAAACCCCGTGATGCGCAAAACACCAAAGCGACCATGCACATATTCCAGCTGGCAACCGCCCGCTGGCTTGTCGTTGATATCAGTGCCGACACCTATGCCGTCCCATTCGACGCCTTCAGTATGCACCGGCGCCAGCGTTCCTGTTCGCCCGCTGCCGCCGACGACGCGGTAAACGCGCTCGTTCCATGTCAACATCTGCCCGTTGGTGACGCTTATATATGGCTCCCAAGCGGTGATATCGCCGAAATCATCGGCCTCCATCTGAAACAAGCTACCAACATCGGTTGCCACGAATAGGGCGCTTGATGACGTCAGCGTAACGCTGCCCGTGACTCCGCTAGCGGTAACCAACAAAGTCTTGTCCTTGTTACGCGGTTCGAACGGGCCATTTTCCAGTTCGAGCGTTTCAATCGCAAAGTCATCGGCGGCAAGACGCACAAATTGACGCGTCTGGTGCAACGGGTGATAACAATAAAGCACGTCATAGCTTTGCTCAAACGCCAGTTGCTGCACGTGCGCATAGCTATAGGGCGTCTCGACTTCAAACGGCACAGTCCCGTCCATGACTTGCGCGTCATTGGTAAAAATGCGGATTGCCAGATTGCTGAATTCCAGCACATGGCCTTGGGTTACATTATATTCGAACCGCTGCAATATGCACGGCCCCTTGGCTGCGGCAATTCGGATTGTGCCGGGCATTGCCTCTGCCGCGCCCTCAAGTGTCGGCGCAAAGCCGACCATGGCATCAAGGCCGATATCGTAAACCGCTTGATCGATGCGTGCGCGCAACCGCTGCGACAATTCACCGCCATTGAAACTGACTTGCCAGTGCGAAACGCGCGACATGGGCTAACGCCCGATATAGGTGTTTGGGTGCATCCGCGCTTGCAGCCACGACGATTGCACCGTCACGGCGCTGCGATGGGTCAGGCCTGTTTGCAGTCCATCGATGCGCTTGGCATTTTTCAATGCGGCTTGGGCACGTTCGCGCAGCCGGTCTTTTTTGCCTTCGCTCTGCGTCACGCCATCGCAAAGCGATTCAGCTAGGCGCAGGATCATCGCGCGCACAAAATGCGGCGACCATGTTGCGATATCGACATCGCTTGTGATGTAGCGCAGATGGATTGGCGGCGTGCTATCGACCAGCAAATAGCGGCCTTCAGCTTCGCCGCGAAAGAAATTCTTATCTTCGCGAGACGGCGGCAGCCAGCGTGCGCAGTCGGGCGGCAAGGCGCACGCATAATCCCATTCGCTGTTGGTCAAATCGACGTCGGCAGTCGCGTTTAATGGCTTGCGCCGTATCTGGAAATTCCAAGGATGCTCTGCAAGCATTTCGGCAACAATATCGTCCCAAAGCCTTTTGGCGCGGTGCGCCGCGCTGTCATCGATGTTGTTGATAGTCGTCGTCGATCCCAATTCGGCATAGGCCGCGTTGACGATGCGTGTTTGCGATGGGACGGGCGCTGCGGTCATCGTGGCTTTGCTCCAAAGGGAAACAGATTGCGACGCGCCGGACTTTCACCCCTACGCCGAGCGTTGATCCAAACCGGATCATCCGGCGCGCCGCTTCACCGGCCAACTCAAAAGCTGGCCGGTAAACTTTTTAACGTGCGACGGTAAAAACCGTCGTTTTCAATGTTCCGGCACTGGGCATGTTGGCGCTGGGGAACAGATAGATATCTTCCGCGACTTCAGACGCTTCGATGTTGTTCGCCAACAACGGCTGCAATACGACAACGGCAGCGTTTGGCCCTGCGGTCGCGGCGCGATACTTGGCCGGTGCAGCAATGGTGCCGATCGTGAAGTTAATCCCCGACAGGTTGGCATCGGTGTCCAACCGGAATTCGTCGATCACATGGCCAATGCCAATTTTTGCGATCAAATATGGGCCGACTGTTCCGCCTTCGGCGCCGAGTGCAAAACGGTTTTTGAATGCCTTGATTGGGCTATTGTGCGATGTACCGTTCGCTTTTTTAAGCGAGTCGGTGGCGCTGAATTGAGTACCGTAACGAGTGGTCATTGGATTTGTCCTTTTGCTTCTGCGGCTGACGATGCCGCTCTACGTCAGTTGACCGGGCGGCAGCTCTGCCGCCCGGTTCACCTTATCCTTGGCTGAGGAACAGAAAGCATTTGTCCTCGTCGGTGCGGACGCAGGCGCTGCGAGCTTCGCCGTAAATCTGCTCGCTGTGCTTCTTGTCGTTGCGTTCCGAAATTTTGCCCCAAAACTCGGTCCAGATGCCCCGGTGCATACCGCTTGGCATGAAGACCGGGAGACGGCGGGTTGCACCGCTATCGGCAAAATAGTTGCTGAACGACGTTGGCAACGATTCCGCATCCGGATTGATGCAGACAAAGCGGAAGCCAAGCCACGGCATGATTTCGCCTTCGACCAGCGGCTTGAAATTATTGGTGTCGATATCGGCATATTCGCTGATACTCAGCAACTGGCTTTCATCCTCCGGGAACAGGAACATGACGGGCTTTTCGCGCATCGTCTTGTTGTTCCGCTTGCGCACCAATTCACGCATTTCGATCAGCTTTGCCTTCGTAACACCCGTGCCGCCGTGGGGGAGGATATTGGCGGCCTTGAACGGAATCGCCGTGCTGCCGGTTTCACCTTCCCAAGCATCTCCGAAATAACCAATGCCGAACATATCATCGTGATAGGTTCGTGCTGCGTCGGCGGTTTCGGTAACTGCTGGGCTTGTCAATTCGACTTCGGTTGTGCCTTGGTCGTCGCGATCAATTAACGGCGCGACATCGGCGCTTGGTCCGACCTTGATGTGACGCGCAACGCTATTCAAATCGACATTGTTGGTATCGCCGTTGCGCTCGGCCTTGGTCTGCATTTTCAAACGACCAAAACGGTTTTCGATCCGTGCGGCCTTGCTGCCGCTGTAGCTGGCGGAACTGCCGCAAAGCGGATACAGAATGCCAGGTTCCTGACGGAGCGTGGCGGTGACGTTGTTGTTAAAAGTTACATTGCGATGTGTATCGGCATAATTCTCGGGCATGGCCCTGTCTCCTATAGGTCAAAATCAAACGGGATTTCGACCGGGTAGGCGTCGGATGACGGGCCGATCTCGGAGGATGCGCTCCACCTGGGCGTGGCTGCTTTCGCCTTGCACCGGGGCCGCTATATGCGGGTAGGCCGGAGTGTTGAAGGGCGGGCTGTATGGCGCGTGCGCTAAAAACCGCCCCTCCTTTGCCTTAGTTACCAAATGACATACTGACGTCAAGCCAAAATTATTGACCGCCTGCAATTATGCGAATGAGGTCGTCGCGCTTTTTCCATTCGGGCGAATTTTTGATCTGCGCTGCTTTGAAAAACGCAGGGTCTTTATCGAGGTTTGTCAGCGTTTCCTGCGCGGTTTTTGCGTTCATCGACCCAAGGCGCATCGACACTGTAACACCATCGACTTTGCCCAATTCGCCAGTTGCTTCGGCCAGCGTAAACAACGCCTTCATCGCCTTACCGGCACCGCCGCCGATCTTTTCCATTGCAGGAGCGATATCGTCCACTTCGACACCGGCATTGCGCAATAGGTTGCTTACCGCTTCGACGCGCTGCGCATAGGCGGCTTCACCGATTTCCATTTCGATGCTTTTCAATTCGGTATTGCCAAGCTGCGTTTGCTTGCTGACCATATCGGCTTGCGTCTGGTTCCAAAATCCGACGACTTTGTTCACCTGCTCGGGGTGTAATCCTGCATCAAAGGCAACAGGCCTAAATGCATCGGCCAATTCAGTGCCGCTTCCGTCATTGACTTCGATCTTGTAGGCATCGGCGGTTTCCGGCCTGACCTTGGCGGCAAACTCTGCAAAGCTGGTGGCATCGCCTTCTTTTGGCAAGGCAACGCGGCCGCGTGCCCAATCCTGCGTTTCGGTCAATGCCTTGAACATATCGACTGGCTGCGCAAAGCGCGTCGCGCGCGCCTTCATATCGTCGGTTTGCAGTTCTGCGGGTATTTCGCCGAGCCATGCAGGAAAGGCGGACGCCTGTTGCTGTTGCTGTTGCTGTTGCTGTTGCTGGTCCTGCTGCTGCTCGGTGCCAGCGCCGCTCAATGCGCCTGATAATGCGTCACTCATGTTAGGGACTCCCTGATTTGTTGCGTAAGTTGACCGGCCTTGGTGCCGTCGCGGTCCAGACGGTTAATGATGTGCAAAAGAATTTTGCGACGACCATACCATTCGCGCAGCTCGCTATCCGAAAGCGCGCCGCTCATTTCTCCCAAATTTGCTGCTGTTATCAGGTCGGTTAATACGATCTGGCCATCATCGGACAGCTTGCCATCGACTAAGCCAAATATCGACTGATAGGCGGCATATATCCGCCGCGTTTCCTTGGCGCGCAGCAATTCGCCCGGCGAGGTTTTTGCGCGCGGGCGGTGCGCATCGGCAAAAAAACCGGCATCATGCGACACTGATTGACTCCGCTTGCGCAAAATTCTTCGCCGCGTCGGCGATCACCGGTGCGGCTGCCAATGCTTCCTGCATTTGCGCGGCCATCGCCTTGTCATTGTCGAACGCTTCTTTGTCGTCGTCGCTGCGTTCTAACATCGCTGGAATGCCGTTGTTGCGGCCCAGCCAACCGACAATTATGTTCGGGTCATAGGCGCGCTTGTATGCCTCGACATATTCGGCATCAATGGAACCAAGCGACGTTACCATTTCGGCGGTGCGCAACAATCCAACCGCGCCGGACGCTTCCTGCATCCGGCTCAGATTATTGTCGTACATGACGTCAATGCCACCTTCCTGCGCAAAATACTCGCGCAGCTCTGGCGGCATGTCGTCCATCAACCCCAATTGCTCCATCAACCATAATTCGCGCGGCAACATGCGCGACAGCCATTCATCTTCCTGCCGCGCCAACGGGCCGAGGAATATGCCCTTTTCGGCAATTTCCTCCATCGTCCGCGTTGCGGTGATATGGGTCTTATACTCCTTGTTGATCTGGAAAAGGTCGCGGTAAAATGCGCGATCAATCATCTCGCGTTCTTCTTGGTGCAGCGCGGCGGCTTCGGTTAAGTCTGCGCCTTCAAGCCATGGCTGCATCGTGGGGTTGCCGCGCTCGTCCAGCCCGCCATAGGTGACACCATAAGGGCCAAGGTTCATGATACCGCGATCAAGCGCATCGTCCATTGCAATGATTCGCGGCTTGGTTTTTTGCTCGACCGCCAAAACGCGGTCTTGTTTCATGACCTGGCACGCGCGAATTTCCGGCAACACGAACATTGCCGGGCATTTGCCATAATGCTGGTTAAGCCCGCGATCAAACGAACTGACAATGCGCGGTAGGGTTTCATATCCACCCGTCGCAAACATATTATCATCCCCGCCTTCAAGATAATATCCGCCCAGCCATGGCATACCTGCTGCATCAAGCCTGCCTGTCAGCAATCGGCTGTTTTTTTCGATGCAATGAACAAAAGTAAAATCGCGGTCAGGATTCTTGTTTAGGCCCGTCATGGCGTCGACAACTTCCTTGGGGGACTTGTCTTTCCACTTGTCCATCGCCTGCTGCGCCGACAAAATGATCTTGCGATGAATCCGATATGGGCGTCCCGCGCCGTCGAGCTCCAGATAAATCCCGTCAATATGCTCTGCCTCATAGGTCAGGCCAACAGCCCGCCCGCGCTGGTCACGGCGAAGGTCAGGCCACATCGATTGCATCGCAAAGGCAAAAAGGCTGCACGCAGATTGGTGCATGTTCCAGACAAAGCCGCTTTCGGGATCGTTGCGCAGCGCAAATAACCGCCCTTCCATCGCTTCCAGCCACACGCGGTTCGCACGACGATTATTAACCGCTTCATCCGGAACTCTAAATTTTTGCCAACGCTGCCCCTTGGGCATGACAAAATCCTCAAAACCCGCAACGCCATCCAGCAACGCCAAAGCCGGATAGCTATCGAAACGGCGATTGTTGGAATATTGGCCTTCCATCCGGCTCATTGTCGGGAAATGGCCTTCTTCATCGAGCAGGAGCGGCGCGATTTCAGAACGACGGGCATCGACATTCGACCGGTTGCTCTCCATCCGGCTTTGCGCTGATTTCGCCTGTTTGATATCGATCATGTTACCGCTCCTGCTGTGATGATATTGCTGCCTTTAGGCTGCGCCGGTTTCCGCTTCTGACTTTTTAGGCGCCCGGAACAGCAACGAACCGCTGTTGATCCGCGCACTGCCACCGCCCGATACCGACAAAGGCGATACAAATTCGCACACCGACAGCGCTTTGCCCTTGGCATCCACCAAGAACGCCGCCGCGACGCTACGTGCCGGCGCATGTACGGGGAATTCGATTTCGGCATTCAACGTGCGACCGTTCGCGGCACCGCTGAACTTGTCCGACGAAAACGACAATGGTGGCAAATCGGTGATCAGATTGCCGTTGCTGTCTCCAAAAACGACCGTCGTTGCACGTTCGAATTCTTCATCATCGACCTTGCTGGCAACCGATATCTGCTTTGTTTTTTTGATTTTCAGTTGCGATGGATCGGGCGTGAGCGCCTCGATCTGGCTATGCAATTCGACTTCAACGGCTTTTGCTTCTTGCAAAGCCCGCAACGCGGCATCGGCGATCATAGCGACGGGAATTGCCTCATCTGCGGGTGGCAAGAACGCCTCATCCCGTAGATATCTTGCAAGCGGGATTAAAGACTCTGTGAAGTCAGCAACTTGTCGCTGTACTTCGAGCAGATCGACATCAGAACCCTTTGCCGGTGCCGCCGCTACGTCAGCTTGCAAAGCATTTTCAATTTCGGCGGCGTTTTCTTGCTGGATGCTTGCTGGATCAACGCCAGCCTGTTTTTCGACCGCCACGATGGCATCCTGTGTTTCGGCGACAGCAGCGCCCTCAACTTTAGCTTTACTCATATCACTCACTCCTGATTATCCGCCCAATGCGGTCTTTTTGCCGGTGGATGACTCCACCCCGCCCGCGCCTGTGCGCTGGTTTTCGATTGTGCCACGTCGGCCTGCCAAGGCATTAGCGACCACGCTGTTGCTGCGCGGCGTAGCTGTTGGTTGCGCGTAAACCGGCTTTTGTGCGGCGGGCTTTTTCTTGAAAGCCCCCGCAAGGGCCAGAACTGGTGAAAGAAATGGCAACGCTTTCGACATAATGCTTACCCCTGATGTGCAAATGGACCCGAACCGTAATTGACCTTGACGCGCGACCGCGACCGCGCACGTTCGCGCTCTGCCTGCCCCGCTTGGGCATCTTCCCAACCCTCGAACTTGGTCAGGCCAAGCACGAGATATTGGTTCGCGTCGTGAATGTGACTCCAATCGTTTTTGACCGGCTGATCTTTCCAGCGACCACCGCCGGTGCTGAATTGCGTGCGCACCATGACATAGCCGCGGTTAAAGCCTTCACGTAGCTTGCGGCACTTGTCCGAAATCACATATCCCGGCTCTGCATCGCCTTTCAGCTTTTCAGCTACCGCCTCAATACGCGGTCCAATCAGGTTTTGCTTAACCGGCGCTGGCTTCATTTTCAGCTTAACGCCAATCGCAGTTTCGTTGAATCCGGCGACGAACTTATGGATGAATGCGCGATCTTCCTGATTTTTTTCGCTGTCACCATACCAGCATGAAGGGTCGGCCCAGCCCAATTCACCCAGCTTACAACCGGCAAAATTATCGTTCCAATATTCGCCGCACTCTTGGCCAAATTCCTTGCCACCCAATTTATCGAGCACATCGTCTTTACCGGCTTTGAAAATCACCACTTCATCGACGACACGGATCTGTCCCTTCGCAGTTTTTTGCGCGAAAAGGGCGGCGGGCGTGCTGCCACCATCAAGTCCGATATAGATCGGCAAACGGCGATCGACCGCCATGTCGGCGATGCAATGACGGCTATCGTTGTAACCGGCATAGACCGGGCTTCCGTCGCGCACCGCGCCGAATTTGTTATGGATAAACCGGCGCTTGTCGCCTTCGGTCATACCGATCTGGATGCGCTCATAATATCCGACCGGCAAATTGCCGATATTTTCGGCACCGGCAGATAATCCACCTGGCTGCACATGGAACGTCACACGGAAATTGTCGCCGAAACTTGCGCGGTAGGCGTCCATTTGTTCGGGCGACAAACCGATATTCTTGTTGACGTTAAAGTCATACGTCCAGTTATCTTCGGCAGGGGCGTTCATGTCGCCGATCATGCCGGACCAGCCCCCAAGCCGTGTGCCCGGCGCGCGATATCGACCGACGCGGGGGAAGCCATATTTGAACACGTCGATGTGCAAGGTGTCCATTTCGTTCAACCACAGGCCAGTAAGCGCCATACCCTTAAACAATTCTTCGGCGGATTGATTATCGACCGCGCGGAAAAGTATTTCCAGCTCAAGCCGCATGATATCGCCATTGGCTTGCGGAATGGCGAATGACAATTTGTGGGTATTGGTCGTCTGGTTGTAATTTTCCTTGGTCTTGGGAAACCACATAAACCAATCGGCCATGACGTTGGATTGCAAATGACCATAGGTATCGCGCACCACACACCAGCGCGCACGCCGCACCCCGTCCGGGCCGGGCGGTTGCCAAATCAGCGAATTGATGATTTTTTGGAAACAGGTCGTCGTTTTGGCGGAGCCATAAGGCCCCATAATCGTTGATACCGCCGCCTTGTCCGACCGGAACGCATGCGCAACCGGCCCCACCCAATTCATTGTCAGGCCCTTGCTGGCGGCCAGCAATTCGCCATAGCGGCCTTTGGCATCCGGCTCGATATCGGCAATGTCGATTTGCGATAGCCGCTCAATAATCCGGTCAGCTTCTTGAATTTGCCGCGCTTGCTCGACCGTATTGCTCGACATATCGCGCAGCGGGCGGGCTTCGATTATTGCCTCTGCACATTGATCGAGTATCGGCCCAGTTATCAGGCTGGCCGCCATAAGCGCGTGCAGCGCATTGTCGATGAAGGGCTTAACCTTCATCGGCTATCTCGCTATAATCAGCATCCTGCACCGGCCCACCATGCGACGGCAAAAACTGCATGTTTTGCAGCTGCTCCATCGTCAATTCTGTGTCGTCCGCCATCGCCGCCAGCGCGGCGGGGTTAGTCAATCCGGCTATATTGAGGATGACGTCAGGTTTCTTGTTGATATCGACCACGATCGGTTGCTTGCCGTGGACGTATGGCGCAACATCGACCAGCGCCGATTTTTTAATTTTCATCGCCTTTTCGGCCAAGTCGCCGGGCTTCATGGCGTAGCGGCGGATTGCATCAAACACCCTGTCTGCAAGCTCACCTAGTGTA